CTTCTATCCCCTCCTTCGGTTAGGTACTGAGTAGAGAGCGCCAAGCTCCTTCCGGTGACGACGGCTGTGTGGAGCCACACCTCCGCACGGCCGTCGTTCTGTTTTAAGGGCCTGCTGTGAGCGAAGACCTCGGATCCGCGATCTCGGACGCCGCCCAGGCGCCCAAGCGCGCCAAGGGCGACCAGGGCGAGATGGAGCAGCACAACCTCAAGGACCTGGTCGAGGCCGATCGGTACCTCGCTGCCAAGCGGGCCGCGGCCGCGCGCCGCCTCGGCGTCCGATTCCTGAAGCTCCAGCCGCCGGGGACCGTCTGATGCGCCGCCGCCCCATCATCCTGGGTCCGAATGGCCGCCCGCTGCGGGGTCGCCGGCCGCTGCGCGCCAAGTACGACGCCGCGCAGACCACCAGCGACAACATGAAGCACTGGGGCAACGCGGACGCCCTCAGCGCCGACTCGGCCAACTCCGCAGCCGTCCGCCAGAAGCTTCGCAACCGGGCCCGCTACGAGATCGCCAACAGCGCGTACCTCAACGGCATCATCCAGACCCTGGCCAACGACTGCGTCGGCATCGGGCCCACCGTCCAGGTCCTCACCGAGGACAACGACGCCAACACCTTTGTCGAGGCCGAGTTCCGCCGCTGGATGCGCGCAGTTCGGTTCGCCCGCAAGCTGCGCACCATGCGCAAGGCCCGCTGCGGCGATGGCGAGACCTTCGCCATGATGATCACCAACGCGCGCCTGGCGACCCCGGTCACGCTGGACCTCAAGCTAATCGAGGCCGACCAGGTCAGCACGCCGTCTCTCTCGGTCCTTGCCACGAACGCCATTGACGGCATCGTGTTCGACGCGAACGGCGAGCCGATCGAGTACCACGTGCTCAAGCATCACCCCGGGGAGGCCAGCGTCAAGGGCTTCCTCGAGTACGACCGCATCCCGGCCGCGCGCATGCTCCACTGGTTTCGCCAGGATCGGCCTGGTCAGCATCGCGGCGTGCCTGAGATCGCGTCCGCCCTCGCCCTCTGGAGTCAGCTCCGACGCTTCACGGAGGCCGTGCTCGCCGCGGCTGAGACCGCGGCCGACTTCGCCGCCGTGCTCGAAAGCACGCTCCCGCCCGACGAGACCGACGAGGATCCGGATCACGGGGACACCGAGGGCGAGACGTGGGACACCATCGAGCTCGAGAAGCGCATGGCCACGGTCCTGCCGCACGGCTACAAGCTCGGCCAGGTCCGCGCCGAGCAGCCCAGCACGGGCCACGCCGAGTTCGTGCGCAGCAAGGTGAATGAGGGCGCGCGACCGCTCAGCATGCCCTACAACGTCGCCGCCTGCGACTCGTCTCAGTACAACTACGCCTCCGGCCGCCTGGATCACCAGACCTACGACCTCAGCATCGGCGTGGATCGCGACGAGGTCGTGCTCGAGATCGTGGAGCCCACGTTCTTCGCCTGGCTTGATGAGGCCGCCCTCCTGCCCGAGTACCTGCCCGCGTCCGTCAGGGATAAGGTGCGTCTCGACATCCCCGTCGAGGTTCGCTGCTACTGGCGTGGCCGGCGCCACGTGGACCCGCTCAAGGAGGCGATGGCCGCCAAGGTGCTCTACGAGGCCGGCCTGCTCACCAAGGCCGACTACCACGCGGCCAGCGGCGACGACTGGGAGGCCCAGGAGCGCCAGCGGTACCGGGAGATCGCGCTCGAACGCAAGCTCGAACGTGCCTTGCCCGCCCCGCGTCGCGTCCAGCCCAAGCCCCAGGAGGCCGAAGCATGACAACACCCCGACTGGACATCCTCGCCAGCCACGCCCCGCCCATGCGCGTGAAGGACAGACCGCTCGACCTGATCGCGGAGGTCGCGTGGTCCGACGTCGAGGCCGCGGACGGCGAGTCGAAGCTCAAGAAGTTCAGCATGGTCGCCTACACCGGCGGCACGCTGCAGCTGATGTACTGGCCCTATCCGGTCGTGATTGATCTGGCCGGTCTCAAGGTCGCCGGCCGCAGCCGGCCCGTGCTCAAGGACCACCAGTCCAGTCTCATCGTCGGCCACACCACGGCTATCAAGAAGTCCGGCGACACCCTCACGGCCGAAGGGCTCATCTCCGGCGCCGGTGCCGTGGCTCGCGAGGTCGTGCAGTCCGCGGCCAACGGATTCCCGTGGCAGGTTTCGGTCGGAGCGCGCAGCGAGAGGATTGTGTTCGTGGCCGAGGGCAAGTCGGCCAAGGCCAACGGCCGCACGTTCGAGGGCCCCGTCTACATCGCCCGGAAGGCGACGCTTGGCGAGATCAGCATGGTCGCTATGGGAGCGGACGACCGCACGTCCGCGAGAGTCGCGGCGTCCGCCGCACATTTGGAGGACGGACACATGAAGTTCGCAGACTGGCTCAAAGCCAAGGGCTTCGACCCGGACGAGCTGTCCGAGGAGCAGGAGAAGAGCCTGAAGGCCGTCTACGATGCCGAGGTCAAGGCGCAGGCGACGCCGGCCGACCCCCCGGTCGACCCCCCGGCCGATCCGCCCGGAGACGGCGCGGGTGGCGAGCCGGACGATCCCGCCGCGCAGCTCCGTGCCGCGGCCGCGGTCGAGTCCAAGCGCATCGCCGTCGTCACGGCGGCCGCGAAGGGCCATCCCGAGATCGAGGCCAAGGCCATCGAGGAGGGCTGGACTGGAGAGCGAACGGAGCTGGAGGTCCTGCGTGCCTCGCGTCCCCAGGCGCCGGCGATTCACGCGCCCGAGGCTGACGCGTTCGCCCCGAGCGTGATCGAGGCCGCGCTGTGCACCGCCGGCAGTCTGCCCGGCGTGGAGAAGCAGTTCGAGGACAAGGTGCTCCAGGCGGCGCACACGCGGTTCCATGGGCGTATCGGCCTGCAGGAGCTGCTGCTCGAGGCGGCCTTGCAGAGCGGCTACACCGGCCGAACGTTCCGCACCGGCGATTTGCAGCCGATCCTCCAGGCCGCGTTTTCCACGATTAGCCTCCCGGGCATCCTGGGCGCCACGGCCAACAAGTTCCTGCTCGCCGGGTTCGAGTCTGTCGAGTCCACGTGGCGCAGCGTCGCGTCGAGGCGCAACGTCAAGGACTTCAAGACGCTCACGAACTACCGCCTCAGTGGCGGCTTCGACTACGACGAGGTGGGCCCGGACGGCGAGCTCAAGCACGCGACCGTCAGCGAGGACAGCTACACCAATCAGGCCAAGACGTACGGGAAGATGTACTCGATCACCCGCACCGACATCATCAACGATGATCTCGGCGCGCTGACCGTGATCCCGCGTCGCATCGGCCGTGGCGGTGCGCTGAAGCTGAACACCGTTTTCTGGACGGCCTTCCTGAACGACGCCACGTTCTTCAAGACGGCCAACATCAACTACGCGAGCGGCGCCGGCACGGCCCTGTCCAGCGCGGCGCTCACCGCCGCCCTGCTCGGCTTCCGCAAGCAAACCGATCCGGACGGCAAGCCACTGGCCCTCACGCCTCGCATCCTGCTGGTTCCGCCCGAGCTGGAGATCACGGCCGACGAGCTGATGACCTCGACGCAGGTCAACACCGGCGGTGCGGCCACCAGCACCAAGGTGCCGAATCGCAACGTCTGGGCCTCGAAGTTCCAGGTGGCCATGGCTTCGCACTTGTCGAACTCGGCGATTTCGGGTTACAGCCTCACGGCCTGGTATCTGCTGGCCGACCCGTCCGACCTGTCGACCGTCGAGGTCGTGTTCCTCAACGGCGTCGAGACGCCCACCGTCGAGAGTGCGGACGCCGACTTCAACGTGCTCGGCATCCAGATGCGCGGCTACCACGACTTCGGCGTGACCCTCCAGGAGTACCGGGCCGGCTACAAGATGGCTGGTGCGTAGTCTGCCGGCGCGTAGTTGCCGGTGAGGAGCTTGGCGCTGAACGAGAGTCTGAGAGGAGAGGAACATGGCAACTGCGACGTTCGTGCATGACGGTGCCTCGATCGACCACACTCCGTCCAGCGCCGTCACCGCCGGCGACGTGATCGTGCAGGGCGATCTGATCGGCATCGCGAAGAAGGACATCGCCGCCACCGCCCTTGGCGCGCTGGCGACCGTGGGCGTGTACGACTTCCCCAAGAGCACGGCCAGCACGTCCGCGATCACCGCCGGCCAGACGCTCTACTGGGACGAGGAGAACGAGGTCGCCACGCCGACCGCCGGCGCCAACAAGCGCATCGGCCCGGCCGTCTCAGCGGCAACGGCCGCGGCTACCACGGTCCGCGCTCTGCTCTGCCCGCCTGGCGTGTGACGTATTGACGACTCGACACGGGCCGGCGCCATGCGCGTCGGCCCGTGCGTGGAGGCGGGCGCATGAGCTGGACAGACCTGCAGCGCGCGTATCCCTGGCCGGCCGGCCAGCCCGACATCAAGCCGACGCGGCATGGCTGGGCCGTTCACGAGCGCACCTGGTTCGACCTGCTGGCCGACTTGGAGCAGCCCATCATTGCCGAGATCGGCGCGTGGTGCGGCAAGACCAGTTCCTGGATTCTGGAGCGATTCGTCCGTCTGCGGTTGATCGCCGTCGATTCGTGGGCGCTCGATGCGACCGACTTCACGCGGAAATACCGCGAGCGGTGGATCGGGCAGGGCCGGATGCGTGCCGAGCACACGATGGCCGATCTGTACCGGGCAAATCTCTGGGAGTTCCGCGACCGCGTCGTGCAGATCCAAGCGGCTTCCGTGGCGGGTATGCGCATCATCGCAGAGGCGGGCGTGCAGCCGGCCCTCGTTTACATCGATGCGTCCCACGATCACGAGTCGGTGACCAAGGACGTGTTGGCGGCGCTTGAGCTTTTCCCGCGTGCGATCCTCTGCGGCGACGACTACAAGCGCGGCGGTCCCGTGGCAACGGCCGTCCACGAGATTGCCGACGCACAGGGCTTCTCCGTTCACCTGCATGGCAACACGAGGTTCTGGCGTTATGGCTGAGGCCGTCCCCATTCGGTGCGGCGTGCCGCGTGCGGACGAGTGGCAGACCCGTCTGCCGCTCTACGCGGTCGCGTCGGGCGATCGGGGAGCGGGCGACCTCGTCCGGCAGATCTTCGGGCCCGGTGTGGACTTCCCCAAACTCTGGGAGCAGGCCGCCACCGCCTGGCGCGCGGACGCGGCAGGTCTGCACGTGCAGGTCCACTCGCACCCGACGTTGCAGCCGAATCCGCCCGCGTGGTCGGGTCAGGACTGCCTGTTGTTCGATCCGTGGGACGATGGCCACGCGCGTGCCTGCCCGGACGAGCTCGCCGTGTTCAAGCGGTCCATGCCGCCGATGCCGGCGTCGAACGAGATCGCCTATCCGGCGTGGGTTCGGTCGCCCACGCTGGACCTGCGGTGTGGTCCGGCTCCGGACGCCGACCGTCCGGTCGTGACGTTCTGCGGCGTGGCCCACCGGCCGCGCGGCCGCACGGAGTTTATCGAGCGCTTCGAGGCCAGCCCGGCGTTCGACGTTCGTGTGATCCGACGAGATCGCTTCGCCCACCCGGATCCGGGCGCCTTCCTCGACTCGATCCGCGAGGCCCACTTCGTGCTGTGCCCGGCCGGCGTGGGGCGTTTCAGCTATCGCCTGTACGAAACGCTGGCCGCCGGACGCATCCCGATCGTACCTCCGGGCACGCACACCATCCCCCCCGCGCTCCTGGCGCACGCGTATATCTGCCTGGCAGCGACGCCCGAGGAGGTGCTCGCGAAATGGCCGTTCTTCCGGCGCCACTTCGCGCAGGTTCACGAGCGGAACCGCGCCGCGTGGATTCGTCATGCGTCGCCGCTGGGCACGCTCGTCTGGCTGGCTGCCGCGGTGCGCCAGCGGCTGGAGGTGGTCGCGTGAGATCTGCGTACGAACACATCGAGCCGCTCATCGAGCAGGCCCTGCAGGTCGAGGGCGACCTCATCGAGCTGGGCGTCTGGCGCGGCGACACGTTCGTCGGCATTGCTGAGGCCTGTACTCGTCATCTGCGGACGTGTCACGCCGTGGACTCGTGGCAGGGCATGGCGCCGCCGACCGAACGCGACGTCGGACCCGACGGGCGCTGCGAGTACCCGACGGGAGGGCTCGCGGCGGACCTCGGCGCGTTCCGCAAACGCATGGTGCCGTACGGCGACGTCGTACGTGTCTGGCCCGGCTGGATTCCCGAGGTGCTGTACGGCTTGCCGGACGTGCGCTACTGCTTCGCGCACGTGGACCTCGACCAGTACGCCCCCACGATCGCCGCGTTGGAGTGGGTCTGGATGCGTATGCGCCCGGGCGGCATCGTGGCCGCGCACGACTACTTCCCGGGCCGCGCGCACCTGGCG